TCGAGAACTTTGGCAGGAAAGGTAGTGACTTAATGAATTTACGCAAGCGTCACTTAAAGAAAATACGCAAAGCGAAGAAGGCAATTAAAGAACTATCACAATTAACCTTGCCTGATATGGGCGAATTTCCAGATGGAGAAGAGCCAGCATGAACCACGAACAATTCATAGAGCAGAACGTACTAGCCGAGTTAAAAAAGCTCGGCTTTTCTTTACCTGTTTGTCGTAGAGCAAGTTACATGGCGGTAGATCATTATCGCCGAAGCTCTCAAGCAAGTAGAAAAGGGCGAATGTTTGACGACTGCTTACATATTGCCAAAGTGTGGGCGAGTAAGTTCGCTAAGGAGAAAGTATGACCAAACAAGAAAAAGCAAACTTATCCATTCTCTATCGTCAATTACAGCAATCACTTGAATACTTACACTGTGGAAGAGTTGATGATGGGAGAATAGTTGCTGAAATCGTCGAGCGCGAGTTAGGCAAGTTAGTCAACAAACAGAAAACCAAATAGGCCCTAGCGGCCTTTTTTATTTAAGGAATGGATATGGCTAAAAGACCAGATTGGGAGGCCATCGAGTCGGCTTACCGAGCTGGCGTGATGTCCATAAGGGAAATAGCCTCTCAATACGAGATAACCCATCAGGCGATAAGTAAGCGTGCCAAGAAAGAAGGATGGGAGCGAGATTTAAAGGCAAAGGTTAAGGCTAGGGCTGAAAACTTGGTTGCCAAAAGGGAGGTTGCCAGTCTGGTTGCCACCGAAAAGGCTATTTCAGAACGGCAACTTATTGAGGCTAATGCCGAGGTTATCGCTAATGTCCGCATGGAGCATAGAGACGATATTCGAAGGGCTAGAGAATTAACCAACAACTTATTTGATGAACTATCTGCTGAATGTGCTGATGTGCCAGCCTTAAGAAAACTTGGCGAGTTAATGTTTAGTCCTGATGATAACGGACGCGATAAACTCAATGAAATTTATCATTCAATCATATCTCTCCCTGAGCGCGTTAAGTCAGCCAAAGCATTAAGTGAAACACTCAAAAACTTGGTTGGGCTTGAGCGTCAAGCATACGGCCTTGATGATGTTCAGCCGAATAAGACAGCTAGTCAGCTATCAGAACTAATGGACGACTTATCTAAGGAATAATCATGAGGCCAGAACATCTTGCATTATTAAGAGATAAGCTCTGGCGATTGAATCACCTCTACTGGATCACAAACAAAGAAGGTAAGCCAGTTCGATTTAAAATGACGCCTGAGCAACTCGAATATTTTGAAGGGATGCACACGCGAAACATTATCCTGAAAGCTCGTCAGCTTGGCTTTACTACAGAAGTCTGCATTATCCAATTAGACGCAGCGTTATTTGAGGCGGCTAAATGTGCATTGATAGCCCACACACTTAACGATGCTAAGCGACTATTCAGGGAAAAGATAAAGTATGCCTATGACAAGCTACCCGATGAAATCAAAGCGGCTAACCCAGCGAGTAATGATGCGGTTGGTGAGTTGGTGTTTAGCAAAGGCGGCTCGCTTTATATCAGCACGTCATTTCGTGGCGGTACACTCCGTTATTTGCACGTTTCTGAGTTCGGTAAGATATGTGCTAAGTATCCAGAGAAAGCCCGTGAGATTGTCACTGGCGCATTTGAGGCGGTATCAAGCGATTGTTTTACGACGATTGAAAGCACAGCGGAGGGTCGAGCAGGTTATTTCTTCGATTATTGCCAGTCTGCTGAGAAAGCGCAAATTCAGAATAAGACTCTCTCTAACCTAGACTGGAAGTTCTTTTTCTTCTCATGGTGGAAGAATCCAGAGTATGCCATTAACCCTGTTGAGCCATTACCCCAGCGGTTAGTTGATTACTTTGATGAGATAGCCAGCAAACATGGTGTTCAATTAAACGAGCGCCAGAAAGCATGGTATTACGCCAAAGAGAAAACGCTTGGCGACGATATGAAACGGGAATACCCGTCAATACCGTCTGAGGCATTCCAACAATCGGTTGAAGGCGCTTACTACGCCAAGCAGTTCCGCTTCCTGTACGAAAATAAACGCATTGGCACACTTCCTGATAACTCGCACTTACCGGTTCACACGTACTGGGATATTGGTGTGGGTGACTCAACGTCAATTTGGTTTATTCGTGAAGTGGGCGAGGAGTTCCACATTATAGACCACTACTCAAACAGTGGTGAAGGTCTACGGCACTACATGAAAGTACTGAAAGACAAAGGCTACACATATGCAAGTCACAATGGCCCTCATGATATCGATAACCGTGAGTTTGGCTCGGATGCGAAATCTCGGCGTGAATTAGCGCGTGAGGGGTACGAAATCGACGGACAAATTTACTCAATCCGATTTGAAGTGGTGCCAAAGCTTTCAGTCGATGAAGGTATCGAGGCAGTACGTGAAATTCTGCCACTTTGCGTGTTCGATGAACACAAATGCAGTGAAGGCATTGCTCATCTAGAAGCTTATCGCAAAGAGTGGGATGACAAGCGGGGCTGTTGGAAAGATAAACCGCTTCACGATTACACGTCACATGATGCTGATGGATTTAGATATTTTGCGGTGAGCAGAAGAAATACCAAGCGCCCAGCATTCGAAATTAACCTAGGAACAACCTTCTGATGAGTACAACAAATGTAGATTTCACTCGACCGGAGTATAAAATGGCTGCTCCTCAGTGGGAGTTAGTGCGCTCTGTTTGTCGAGGTGGTGAAGATATAAAAAGCTATCTTCCTGAGCTTGAAGAGCAAGATAGTGAGCGTAAAAAGAAGCGCAATAAAGATTATCAAGACCGAGCGGTGTTCTATCCAATAACGGGCAATACTCGCAACGGCATGATAGGGATGGCGTTTAAAAAGGATCCGCTCGTTGCAGTCACCGACAAGCTCGCTTGCTTAAAAGACGATGCTGACGGGGCGGGTTCAAGTATCTATCAATTGGCTCAGTCTTCACTTGAGTCAGTATTGGAAGTCGGTCGGCATGGTCTGTATGTTGATTACAACAGTGATTCGAAACTCCCGTACATATTCCAATATCGTGCTGAAGACATCATTAACTGGCGTACAGCTCGTATTAATGGGCGCACGATGTTAACGCTGGTGGTATTGCGTGAAACGGTGGAAGAAGAGGACGGGTTTGGTTTTAAGGATGAGGTTCAATACCGTGTATTGTCGATAGAAGAAGGTAAGTTTGTCTGTCGTGTCTATCGCAAGCCCAGTGGAAGTAGCGTTTTTGAAATTTCTTCTGAGTATATACCTGCGCGTGCTGGTAACGGTGTGTGGAATGAAATTCCATTTACATTTATTGGTGCACAGAATAATGATCACACTATTGATGAAGCCCCACTTCTAGGATTGGCAAAAATCAACCTAGGGCATTATCGAAACTCTGCTGATTATGAAGATTCTGTTTTCTTCTGTGGGCAAATACAACCTTATCTAGGTGGGCTAGGAACAGAATGGCGTGACTATCTAGAAAAGAAAGGCGTTATGGTTGGTTCTCGCTCGCCAATTATGTTGCCAGAAAAAGGTTTCTTTGGTTACGCTCAGGCTCAACCTAACATGCTGGCAAAAGAAGCAATGGACAGTAAACGCGATTATATGGTTGCGCTCGGTGCTCAATTGGTTTCTGCTGATAGCAAAGTTAAAACGGTTATTCAGTCTGTCGGTGAACAGAACGCACAAACCTCTATCCTGAGCATCTGTTGCTCTAATGTTTCCGATGCATGCAGTAAATCGCTAATATGGTGTGCTGAATACTTAGGTTTAGATACTGCAGGCATTTCGTTTGAGATTAACAAAGACCTCGTTAATCACATTGCCGATAGTTCGATGATCCGTGAAATCGTCGCAGCATGGCAATCTGGCGCAACGCGTAAATCTGACTTAGTGAGAAGTTTGCAGAAATATGATGTTATCGACCCCGCTGATGATGTTGATGTGGTGGTGGATGAGCTTAATAATCAAGAGCCGACAATGGTAGGTGAGACATGAGATCAGTGAATGAGCGGTTAATGGATGAATTGATTGCTCACTCCCTGTTTTCTGGTCGCTATTCTACAGGGGTGGCTAGACGCATGATAAAGGCACTTAATGAGTTTGATGCTGAATTAACTGCTTCACTTATAGTGTCTTTAGATGATACCTCCATCGATGTTAATAGTTTCACTGCAAGGCGATTGGAGTCGTTGCTGTCCAGCGTTAGAAGTATTAATAAGCGTGCAGTTAATAGTGCTTTTTCATTGTTAACAGAAGAAATGAGAGCGCATGCATTATATGAGGCTGGCTACTACCCATCACTGTTTGATGCTCTACTACCTGATGTTGTTCTACGCAAATATCCACTAATGAGCATTACAGAGGAAATGCTATTTTCCTCAGTCATGTCTCGCCCATTTCAAGGGAAATTACTTTCTGAATGGGCTGATGGATTAGAATCAGATCGCATGACACGCATAAATAACGCTGTTCGGAATGGTTATTTAAATGGTGATAGTGCGGTAGAAATCGGACGTAAAATCAGAGGACATGCAAACCAAGGTTATAAGGATGGCGTATTGCAACTAAGCCGAGCTAATGCGACGACAATAGCTAAAACGGCCATTAGCCATTTACAAGCAACAGCGCGAGATCAGTTTGCTGATGCCAATAAAGACATTCTTGATTGTAAACAATGGTTATCTACCCTCGATAATAAAACATCTCACGATTGCATTATTCGGGATAGGTTGAGATACACGCTGGAAGGTAAGCCTATTGGTCATAAAGTTCCTTATCTACAAGGCCCCGGAAAAATCCACTTCAATTGCCGTTCAACAGAAACATTGGTTACTAAATCATGGCGTGAATTAGGCATTGATTTAGATGAGATGGATGCAGGAACGAGAGCATCAATGGACGGGCAAGTGCCAGCGGATACTAATTTTCTTGATTGGATACAGCGACAACCTGAGTGGCGACAGCGACAGGTGTTTGGGGAGACGCGATTTAGGTTGATGAAAGAAGGCGGCATGAATCCTTCTGAGTTTTATACTGACAAAGGTGAGTTTATTTCTCTCGAACAACTCAGGGAGATAGACAAGCAGGCATTTAGAGAGGCTGGATATAGCTAATCAATAAACCATTTAACAAGGTCACCTCGGTGGCCTTTTTTATTACCTAAACTCAGCTCAGGGCTGAGTTATTACAACGCGCTAGGCGCATCTAATCCCAAGGGGAATCACATGTTATTTATGAATATCGAACGCAAATATTATTCACAGGCTGATGATGGTTCGCAAGGTGGAGGTGGTGGAACACCGGAAATCACTCCAGAAATTCAAGCTATTATCGACCAGCAGGTTTCAGGGCTAAAGGCTAAAAACAGTGAGTTGCTAGGCAAGCTCAAAGAGCAAGGCGATAACCTGAAACGTTTTGAAGGCATTGACCCAGACACTGTGAAGGGCATGCTTAAACGCTTTGAGAATGACGAAGAAGCCAAGCTCATTGCAGATGGCAAGATTGACGAGGTTCTCAATAAGCGCACTGAGCGTTTGCGTGGTGATTTCGACAAGAAGTTAAAAGAAGCAAGCTCTAAAGCTGAAAAGGCAGAGGCGTTTGCAAATAAATTCCGTACTCGTGTGTTAGGCGATGAAATTCGTTCTGCAGCAGGGAAAGCGGGTGCATTAAGCAGCGCTCAAGAAGATTTAATTTTACGTGCCAAAGGCATTTTTCAGATCAACGATGAAGGTCAGGCCGTAGCCGTTGATGAAGATGGCAATCCAATCATGGGCAAAGATGGTCGCACGCCATTATCACCTATTGAATGGATTGAATCCCTAAAAGAAAGTGCTCCTCACTTATTCCCCGCAGCCTCTGGTACAGATGCAGGGAAACATAAACAAGGTGGTGCACATTTTAAACGTTCTCAAATGTCCGCCAGTGACAAGGCTGATTATATTCGCCGATACGGGCGTGACGCATATTTAAAACTTCCAAAAGAGTAAGGAAATATAAGTAATGGCTACGACGACTAATAATGATTTAGTAATTTATAACGATTTAGCACAAACTGCGTTTTTAGAACGCCGTCAAGATAATTTAGCAGTATTTAATCAGGCATCAAACGGCGCAATTGTGCTGGATAACCTTTTTATTGAGGGGGACTTCCGTAAGCGTGCATTTTATCAGATCGGCGGTTCGATTGAGCATCGTGATGTAAACTCCACAGCATCTGTAGAGAACAAAAAAATCGGCGCGGGCGAATCTGTTGATGTAAAAGCACCTTGGAAATATGGTCCTTATGCAACGACAGAAGAAGCATTTAAACGCCGTGGCCGTGATGTATCGGAGTTCTCTGAGTTAGTGGGTACCGATGCGGCAGATGCTTCACTAGAGGGTTATATCAAATACTCTTTAGCTGCTTTAGGTGCCGCTATTGGCAATAACAAAGAAATGGTGGTGACTGCGGATATTGCGACAGATGGCAAGAAAACACTGACCAAAGGTTTACGCAGATATGGTGATAAGTTCAACCGCGTAAATCTGTTTGTTATGCACTCAACCACCTACTTCGATATTGTTGATCAGGCCATTGACAACAAAGTGTATGAAGAAGCGGGTGTGGTTATCTACGGTGGACAGCCAGGCACATTAGGTAAGCCTGTGCTGGTAACGGATACAGCGCCAGTAGATGCCATCTTTGGTTTAGTGCCGGGTGCTGTGACTATCACTGAATCCCAAGAGCCGACTTTCCGATCTTATGAAATCAATGACAAGGAGAACTTGGAAGTTGGTTATCGTGGTGAAGGCGTGGTTAACGTTGGCGTTCTGGGCTATAGCTGGGATGAATCAAAAGGAAAAAACCCTGATTTAACACAGTTAGGCACTGCAGGTAACTGGAAGAAGCATTTCACTAGCAACAAATTAACCGCTGGCGTCATGATTAAACTGACTGCCGAAGAGGGAAAGTAACCCTGTCAGCGGATAAAACGTCCGCTATCGCTGACAGTACAGATACAGTAACGATCACTCTTAATTACACCAAGGGCAGCTCTCCAGTCGAAGGAGCTACCGTTAATTGGTCTACAACAGGTGGTAAATTAAGCGTTACTTCATCTAAGACGGGCAAAGCTGGTGGTGCGACAGTGAAATTAACTTCTGATTCACAGGGTGAATTTATTGTCACAGCCACTGTTGATGGTGTTGCACAAAATACTGATGCAATTACATTCACAGAAAAAACTTCTCCAGACGAGTAATTTAAGGGGCTTTGTGCCCCTCTTTTTTTTGAGGTGAGCATGATTGATCCTGATAAGAACTCTCCAATATTTAATAGCTACGCAAGTGTGGATGATTTGAAGAAATACGCTGAGGATAGAAATATCACTTTGGCAGATAGTGGATTAGAGGCATTACTAATTACGGCGATGGATTATCTTGAATCGCAAAAATGGTTAGGTAAACGAACTAACCCAAATCAACCTTTATCTTTCCCTCGCTCAGGGCTATCTCGCGACGGTGTTGGCATCCCAAGCGATCAGATACCAAAGCAATTAATCCAAGCTCAATGCCGTTTAGCGATTGAATCAGTAGAAAATGACCTACAGCCCACGTTAGGTGCTGAAATCACCTCAGAGCGAATTGAGGGCGCTATTACTGTGCAATATGCCGAAGGCACTAATACTGGCGCACCAAACTTTCCTTGGTTAAAAGGTTTATTGTCTGGCTTGATTGATGTCTCGGATGGATTTGCCATTAATACATCTGCAATGAGGTAGTGATGAACATTTATCAGCGAGGACAGAGCACAGCACTGCGGATGCTGAAAAAATATGGCATTTCCTATCAAGTAAAGCGAGATGGTAAGCACTGGGTTGATGACGAGGGGCAGGAGCACTTCGAACCAGAAACGTTATTTTCTGCTATTGGAGTAAAGACGCAATACAAACCTCACGAAATCGACGGCACACTTATTCTCTCCACGGATATTAAAATGATACTTCCTCCAGACATTGATATTCAGAAAGGGGATAAGGTGCTTGTCGATGGCGTTTGGTTGCGCGTTCATGAGCCGAACCCTGTTAAACCCGCTGATATTATTATCTGCTATCAGTCTCAATTGAGGGCGTGATATGTCAGATCAGTTTATGAAGTCGATTAACTTATTTATCGATAAATCCAATGCAAATATTGAAACGGTTGTCAAAAATACAGGGTTTAAAATATTAGCGAAGCTTGTTGACATGTCGCCCGTAGGGAATCCTGAACTATGGGAAGTTAATAGGGTTGCCTCAGACTACAATAAAGCAGTTTTTGAACATAATGAGTATCTAAAACAAGATCCTAATAATTTAACACCAAAGCGACGTCAATTAAAAAAGCGTGTTCGTGTTAATGACTCTATGGATATTTATGTTCCTCCTGGTTATACAGGGGGGAGGTTTAGAGGTAATTGGCAGGTGTCATTTGATGCCCCAGCGGAAGGCGAGACGGGGCGCATAGATAAGTCAGGCAATATGACAAAGGCGTTAGGAAACGTTGTTATTGAGCAATTTAAGGTGGGAATGAAAGCTATCTACTTCACAAACAATGTGCCTTATGCTTACCGCCTCGAAATGGGGCATTCGAAACAAGCACCTAATGGTATGGTTGCCATAACTGCCGTAGAGGCAAGCAAGATGTTTAATTCGGCCGTATCGGAAACTAAATCATGAATCAGTCAACGATTAATGCTGAAATACGAAAGCTGGTGGCGAGTATTGGCAAGGATTTAAACCTAAAAATCGCATGGCCCAATCTTCCTTTTAATGATATTAACGATCCCTATCTTCAACTCCATATCATGCCAGCAGAAACGGATAATATTGGGTTATCTCAGGATATGCCTATTTATCGTGGTGTTATTCAAATTAACGTGGTTGGCAAAGTAGGGGGTGGAGACTCGCAACTCTCAACGATTGTTGATGATGTTAAAGCCAGATTAGAGAACGGATTAGCATTAGGGGAAGGAGTCTACATTAACGGAGAGCCTAGCCAGTTCCCTCCAATTTCAGATGAAACAAATTACACCATTCCTATTCGTGCATCCTATCGATGTAACGCAATCCGATAACGCCGCGTAATTGCGGTTTTTTTATACCTAAAATAGAGGTTAACAATGGCCTATAACATTCCTAATGGGTCGCGTGTTTACGTCGCAAGTAAATACGATGACGAAATTAAAATTACTGAGGCGACCAATGCCGAAGAAGCTGTGCTAACAGTTGATGACGTGGGCGACATAGCAAAAGGCGATATTGTCCATGTGACATCTGGATGGAAGAAAGCTTCTGGTGCGTTCCGTGTTGCAAGTGTTATTGAATCTAAAGTCACTCTAGAGGGTGTAGATACCAGTGATAAAAACGTATTCCCTGTAGGTGGTGGCACAGGAATATTAAAGAAAGTACTATCATGGGAAGTCATGCCACAGGTAATGACACTGTCTACCGAAGGTGGGGAACAACAAACTCAAGAGGTTCAGTTCCTTGAGGATGAGCAGGCAGAAACTATCGATACCTATAAAAATGGTGTTGTACAGGTTTATACCTTTGCTCACGATGCCAAGTTGCCTATCCGTAAATTGCTAACAAAATTGGACGACAGTAAGCAAGTTACCGCAATCCGATTCTACAATAAACGTGCAGAAGAAGATCGCTATTACACAGCTTCAATTTCATTCCAGCGTGTACCAAACACCGCTATCAACGAAGTTGAAAACGTAACAGCGCGATTCTCACTTAAATCTGAAATGCAGATTTATACCAACGCATCTTAATCCATAAACATTCTCGACAGCCCCGAATCAGGGGCTTTTTAAGGACTGATAATGCCTAAATTTACACTCGTCCCAAATCCAACCTTCAAAGCTAACGTCAAAATTCCTGTTGCTGGCAAAGAAAAGCCAGAAGTAGTTACATTCACATTTAAACATCACTCAGTAAGTGAGCTTGATGGAATGCGAGAAAAACCGATTTCTGAGTTCTTTGAGCAGATTATTGCTGACTGGGCGATCGAAGAGCCATATAACAAAGAAAATTTAAACATATTGTTAGATAACTACCCTTCAGCCTCTCGTGCTATTTCATCAACGTATTACAACGAGCTGCTAGGTAACCGCGAAAAAAACTCCTAACGGTCGCCGAGGCGATGTATGGCGGAATGAGCTCAAAAGAATCGGCTGAGTTCGAGCGCGCTTTTGGCTTTCCGCCTGACATTGATGATGTTGAGGTGTGGCCTGATGTTTGGGATTCGTATCAAGTATTTTCAGCCATGAATACACAGTGGCGCGTAGGTATGAATGGCATCACTGGTTTGGATTACAACCCATTAAACCAAGTGATGGACTTATTCAACATCAAAGACAGAGCGACCGTGTTTAGCGATATCCGCATTATGGAAGCTAAGGCGTTAGAGGTGATGCATAAGAGACCATAGTCGCGCTTTTGTAAAGCAATAAACCTATTTAAAGTTCTATTACGCTTACTATCGCCACTCGTCTAGCATATTTATCAATTTTTCTAGCTTCAGAGCAGGCAACTTCAGTAAAGGTATTCAATATCTCCTCAATACCTTTTCCGGATTCTATTTCTATAGCAGCATTTCCTTTTAATAAGAATACATTTGTATTGTCGAATGCTTCATATACAAGTAGGTATTTTTTGGATGGCATTACAATGTCCTCATTGAAGTGAGCCATTATAGTATGACGTTAATGCATGACTGACAAATAAAATGCTAATCAGTGGTAAGCGCAGATTGGTGAGCAGAAAGAGAAAGTAGCCAATTATCAGGCTTGAGATATTTTATAGTAAAGGTAGGAATATGAACAAAATCCTAAGGCAGTATCGACATATGAAGGTGCCTTTATTTGAATCTGGATATATTATCTATTGTGGCTCTTGGGATGATTGGCGCGCTCTACATGAAAAACTAGGCATTGATGGTGGGGATAGTTTTGTTAACGGTGCAAGTCATACAGTTACTAACACTCAGTGTGTACTCCATATTATTGGTGTGTTTAACGGTAAATTATCTACTCTAGCTCACGAATGCGCACATATAGCGTTCGACATTTGTTACCGCGTCGGTGTGAGCGTTGAAACAGGGGCCGCGAATGAAACATTTTGTCATCTTATTAGTAGGATGGTGGATTTCTGTGTTAAACCCAAAAAAGCCGACGTAGGCCGGCTTTAATTATTACAACAGGTTAAGGACGCTTACTGTTTGGTGTTCTTTTTTCAAGAACCCATGTGTTGCCAGATTGCGTTGTTGGTGGTAGCTTTTCGTTGTCTCTCACTGTGGCATAATTGTTTTTTAAACCGCCACGAGGTCCAACTTCTCGATAGATACCGCCATCTTTACCTGTGTTTTCACCGGGTTTTTTACCCATAATAAAAACTCCTTGTAATGCTCGTTATTGAGCAGAACAAATATTAGACGTGAATTTAATTAAGTCAAATATCCGTACAAAGGAAATGGGGCTGCTACTAACCTGATGACGTTTGGTCCTTTGTTCGTTTTCTGAAAGCGGTAATCCCAACCTTGTCCGAAGATAGCTGAGTGACGACATTGGTAGGTAACTGACGCCTAAAATCGCGTTTATAGACCTCTATAACCGTTTATAAACGAAAAAAAACAAGCTTTAATTGATAAATCTTGGTTGTAATAACGTCAAGATGACTCTATTATAAATATGCCGCTGGTCGAAAGGTTCACAAAAAATAATCCAGTACCCACTAAGAGTGTGGGTAGTTTTGTACATGCAGAGTAACTGCAATAACCTCAAAATTGTCTATTTTGTATATATGCCAGAGATCCTGGTAAGAGGATATTCATATGAGTCACGCACTGAGAAAGGCTAGTCGATTAGATATACCGCCTCGTGACAAAAGTAAAATTGCGTCTCCTAGAGCGGTAGTTGGATATAATTGCTCACACAAAGATCAGGTGAGAAATGCTTTCATCCTTGGATTTGATCGTTATGAGACGGCTATGGATAAATTATCTAAGGTGTAATCGATGTCTAGGGAGTTTGGTTATCATCTTGAAGGCGTAAATTACTTATCCGTTGATGATATAATTTATATCAATGAGGCTCTTATTAAAGCGCAAACGCCAGATGAGCCAATCCGAGTTCTAAACCAAAGCAACCTAGAATCTTCACAAGCTAGACCTAGCTTAATAAGATATTATGAACAAACAGAGGATATGTTTAGGCTATCCTCTGTTCTTATTGAAAGTCTAATCCAAAATCATCCTTTCGCGAACGCTAATAAAAGAACAGCCATGATGTGTGGTTATGTTTTTTTATTAATAAATGGCTATGAGCTTACTGCGCCAGGTGATGATATGGTTGATATTGCATCTGGTTTAGCCACTAAAAATTATAGTTGCGAAGATCTTGAAGATTGGTTGTGTCATTGGTCTAGGGAGTATGACGCAGCAGAATTATGTAATCCTGATTTTGGCAAGCTATGCTGCAGTGTGATTAAATTAAAAAACACCTAATCTTACTCAACTGAAAACTAACCCACTCCGGTGGGTTTTTTGTTGCCTGAATATCTCAAATTATTGATATTGTTTGATTGTTCTAAATTGAAATGACCGACCTACAAAATAATTGTAGGTAACTACAAAAGTTTTGTAGTTCAAATATTGAGCGACTCCTAAAGGGTTTTACAAAAAAGTTGTAAAACTTATCTTGTGTAATTTATTGATATAGTTTGATTATAGCGAATCGCGAGAATTGATAGCCCATCCTTGGGCGTTACTACTATTGTTATGCAATTAACGGAGTGTTTAAAATATCTCCGCTTTTCTCACCTTGCATAACTTGGGTGCGTAGACGGAAGTTTTGCAGTAACTCAATAAGCGCATTAGAGTCACGTTGTAATTTTTGAATGTATTCAACACTGACAACGTTATGACCATCAACGCTAACTACTTGTTGCTTTCCATTTTTATAAGAAACTAACCATCTTCCTTCTTTTGGTATGGTTACGGTGATTGAGTTTTGATTTGGTTCAAAAAGTATATTTTCTTCCTGTTTAGGAATGTATTCACCTTCAAGTACAAACTTGTGAATATACTCAACCGCATCTGGTATCTGATCTACTGTTAATTCTTCAATGCTACTAACATTGAATTTCTGGTGAACAAGAGAATAGGCTTCTGGGTACATGATGCCTTTCTTGCTAACCAATAGATTAACAGCATTCTTTAATGGGTTGCGTTCTTGAACAGTTGATTTGTGTTTTTTCTTAACTTCACCAGTAGTCCAGTATTCGTAAAGTACATCGTCGCTTCTATCTTGGTATGCTTGTACTTTATCTCGGATCTCAGGTCTAACTTTATTGATGTTGATAGTGTGAAGCCAGCCAGTTAATTTTTTTAGCGCCAAGCACACTACACTACGTCGCTGGTTATCACATGGAAGCTGCATTGTGATATTCACAACGCAGGTTCTAAATCTTTGTTTTATCTTTGTATATTGTGATGACCAATCTAAACCCATACCTTCAATGAAAGGGTGCATTGCAACAAATGGTTGCCCTTCATAATTGACTAAATAAAGATTATCTCCGTGGAATGGTACATTAATAGTTGATATACTTGTCATGCTAGTTACCTCGTTAGTTTCTGGCAAATTAGAAGCCTCGACTGTTACCGCAGTTGGGGCTTCGCCGTTTTTACTTAACATTATTAACTCTTTCTTCTCTTAGGCTTCTTGATAGCCTTTGAACTATTGCTGAATTTATGGATATACCATCCATGTCAGCTAACTTCTTAATTTCATCCTTCATTCTTTTAGGAAGCCTTAGCATAAAGTTATCCTTCTCTCTACACGTATAAAGTTGGTCGCTCATATAGTTATACCTCATCTTGATATCATGGTGTAATCATTACACCGTGTATCTATGAAGTCAACTGTTATTTGGCTACACTGTGATATCAAATTTAATTGGGGGTTGTATGAAGGGTATGAGAAATATCGCACCATTTGGACTGAGAATGCCGGATGAGTTAAAAGAAAAAATCCAAGAGAGAGCAAAAGCCAATGGTCGCTCTATGAACTCTGAAATCATTCAGATTTTAGAGGATGCAGTGCAAGGGAATACAAGTAATGACTCTAAGTGGTTATCTGGCGTACTGGCTTTTATGCAAGTAAATAAAGGCAAGGAAGGGAACACTATACTGACAATGGATCTTGATAAAATTAAAAATATGAGTGACGAACAGCAGAATAAAGACAATAAAAAATAGCACTTAAGTTAAAATTTATTAAACTAATAACAAATTAACTAACGAGGATGGTGTTGTGAGGAAAAAAACAGTTTTGGCGATTTTTATTGGTTCATTATTAATTTCTGGTTGTGGTCAAAAAGAGTTATCACCTCAAGATATTGAACTAGTAAATAATTTAAAATCAGAGTTATTACAGGTTGAAAATGACATATCAGAATCTAAATCTGAGCAGAATTTGTATTCTGGCGGGTTAATAAAATCTCTAATTACTGCAAAAACTGAAGTTTTAGAGGTGAATAAGGCTCTTTTACAGCAACGGATAAATGCTCTTGAGTCTGGAGCTAAAGTTAACATTGTTATAGAGCAAACCCAAGCAAACCAAGATCTAGCAAATAAACTTGAAGCGGAAATAAATCAAATTAAAAAAGAAATTGAAAGCGAGAAAAATGAAGCTAAGAAATATTCTGGTGGATTAATTCTATCAATGAAATTAGCAACAATAGCAACACAAGAGCAAACGTTAGCTACGTTACAACAAAAGTATTTATCTGCTAAATATGGATTGGCACCAATTAACTATGATAATCAATTAAGCAACAATAACTCCCAGATAAATACAAAAGAAAATATTAAATCAGATAATGAAAAACAATCTATGCTCCCGCCGGAATCAGGCCCATTTGGGTTTAAGATTGGACTTACAAGAGAAAACATTGAATCAATGATAACTGGCGAGATACGCCTTGTTGATGATGAGCAAAACCTATACTTAACGAACAGTTCACCTAAAAAAAACTCCGAGTTTGCATCATTTGGATTAGTTATCTCTCCAACAGTTGGTTTATGTCAGATAAGAGCAATTGGTAATGATATAAAAACAAACAGTTACGGACAGCCGTTACGGCAGGAATTCAATGGGTTGGTTAATACTTTGGAATCTTTGTATGGAAAACCAAAACAAGAAGATATTCTTTTATCTGGATCTATATGGCGGAACCCTCAAGACTGGATGATGGGGTTGTATAAGCAAGAAAGATATTTAAGTGCTAGGTGGAAAGAGCAAAATGACAACATGAAAGAAAATGAACTGAGTAGTATAGCTGTTGAGGCGAGAGCGGATAGCGGATCTAATGGGTATATCTTCCTTCAGTACACATTCGCTAACAATCCAGAATGTGTTAAGGAAATAGAAGAAAATAAAAAAAGCTCTTTTTAATTTTAAATCAAACATCAACTAACCCTGCCAATAGGCGGGGTTTTTTATTTTAAGGAGCCGACAAATGGCACAAGTAGGCGAAATTGTTTATCAAGTTCAAATGGATGTTGAGCAATTGCTAACATCTCAACGTCAGTTAGAGCAACGTCTTAATCGTATGGATAGTAGCTTTAACAGAACGTCTCAATCGGTAAATAATACTGAACGTTCAATGTTATCTTTATCCAAGGTTGCTGCATCACTTGCCGGTTATTTATCGGCTTCAATGGTTGCTAGTTACTCCGAAGCATGGACTGAATTAAACAACAAATTATCTAACTCAGTTCGTGCTAGCGAATCACTTGTTGATGTTACTCAGCGAGTATTTGATATTTCTCAAGCAACGCGTTCTAGCCTTGATGCTACAGCAACACTCTATGCACGTCTTGAGCGAGGAACGAGAGAATACAATACATCAGCGGCAGACTTAGCAAAATTAACATCCATCATCAATCAAGGGTTTATCGTCTCTGGCGCTACTGCACAGGAAGCAGAAAACGCCATCATTCAGCTATCACAAGGTATCGCTTCTGGGGTTCTCCGTGGTGAGGAATTTAACTCAGTAGCGGAACAGGGTAGCCGTTTGATGGTTGCACTTGCTGACTCGATGGGTGTCGGTATTGGTCAACTTCGTAAGATGGCGGCAGAAGGCAAACTAACCACTGATGTTGTTGTGAAAGGACTACTTTCTCAAGGTGATGCGATCGGTAAGGAATTCGCTAAAACAACTCGAACAATGTCGCAAGCATTTCAAGAGGCGGGGAATAATGTCACTAAGTTTCTCGGTGAAAATACAACAGTAAAGGCAGGGCTTAGTGTATTTAGTGATGCCGTTATTACTGTTAGTAAAAATTTGGATGTAATGACGGATGTTCTTGCTTTGACAGCAATGACAATTGGTTCAAGGTTTGTTGGTGCATTATCTCTTGCTGGTGCTGCGCAATTAAAGAAAGCAAAAGATACAATAACAAGCACTATAGCAACAAGAAACTCAGCCAAAGCAGAGGTGGTTGCTGCAAAAGAGACACTAACTAGAGTGCAGGCAGAAAAGGCATTTGCTTTAACGACTCAACAATCATTATCAGCTCAGCTTTCGGCTGCTCAGACAGAACAACAACGCTCAAGAATAAGAAATGAATTATCGGCAAATTCAGCAAGAATAGCAGCATTAACTAGGCAGGAAACTCTGGAAACAAATAGGTTAGCGGCGGCTCAAGCAAGAGTTGCGGCAACCAGTGTTACTATGGCTGGCGCAATGAGAGCGCTCAATATAGCCACTGCACCTTTAGGTGGCCCGATGGGGGCGCTGATGCTTGCTGGTGCTGCAATGTATTATTTCTATCAAAAAACGGAGCAAGCAAAACAAGAAGCACATGACTTTGCAGATAACGTAGATCAACTAGCAGATAAATTAAAAGGGCTTTCATATCAAGAAATTGCTCGTGACGCGCAAGATGCCGCCGACAAGCAGAAAGTTATAAATGCGGAAATGGAGGAGCAGGAAAAACAACTAGCTAGACTTGAGGCTCGCCTAAGGATGCAGCAGGACGCTCTAGGTAATAACCCAGAGTTAATTGAAAGAAATACAATAAACATATTAAGAGAGAAGATAGAGCTAGAAGGTGATTTAGCAGAAAATAAGAAAAAATCTGAAGATATCACTAAATACCTCGCAGACGCTCAAGATGAGTACAATAGGAAGCTAAAAGAAGCCATTGATTTGAGTGTTAAAAGTGCAACTACTCTTGATGTTGAAAAGTCCGCATTAGGTAGACTTACTCAGCAAATAAGGGAGGCGGCTGGTGCGAAAGGTGAGTTTAATGCCACTCAGCTTGAAGTTAAATTGTCAGATAAAGCGTTAGATATGAGAAAGTCACTAGAGCGTGAGGCTAAGCTAGCCAATGCTAAAAGTGAAATTGATAAGAGGTTGCTAAAAGTTCAGTTCTATGCGGAGGATAATAATCTATCAGAAAAAGAAGTTCTAATATTAAATCAGGCTGTAATTGCGGCGCAAGATGCCAAAGATGCGGAAGCTGAACGCAACAAAACAACCAAGGAATCAACCAAAGCCACAGACGCAGCATACGAAGCACTAAAGCGCCAAAGAGAAGAAATTGAGCGCTTAAACACAGGTTACAAAGAAGGCTCTCTTGAAATGGCTAAGTATGATGCGGTTAAGGCGCTTGGTGACAAGGCATCTCCTAAGCAGATTGAAAAAGCGGAGCAACTCGCAGAAGATAAATATAACATTGAGCGTAATTTAGCTGATAAGAAAGCCGCGCTTGAGCTTGATTTAGTCGCCAAGGTTAAAGAATCTCACGATAAACAGTTGGCAGACTTAGAGCGGATAGCAAAAGATGATGTATCTCTCACTGAACAGGCAGCAAGGCGTAAAGCTGAAATTGAGGCGGAATATCAACAAAAGATAGCCGAAATAAAGGCTAATAACGCTGTCTCACCGCAAGATGACATCAAAGGGAAAGTGGATCCTGTTCAGCAACTCAAAAACGAACACGAGCGTAAACTTGCACTTATTCGTGAGTTTGAAACAGAAAAAGGCGCTATTACTCAGCGTGGCTTAGAGTTAATGAATGTTGCTAATACTCAATATGAGCAAGACCGGTTAAATGCTCAATGGGAGATATGGCGCAATCAGAGCCAAGCCAATCAATTCTTAGCTGATGGGTTGGACGCATTAGGACAGCGCTCTACTAACGTACTCACAGGGCTATTAACTCAAACACAATCCATTAACGATGCTTTCCGTAATGTCGCCTTAACTATCGTAGACCAAGCCGTTGGAGCTCTGGTCCAAATGGGCATGCAACAGGTTAAGAATATGGTTACTGAAAGTGCCATGCGTAAGGCTTCCAATGCTCAAGCTATAGCGGAGGCTACAACTACTGGCGCAGCAATTACAAATGCTATGGCTCCGGCGGCAGCGACAACCAGTATTGCCACTATGGGTTCTGCCGCTACATGGGGTATGGCAGCAATGGCAATAGCTATTCCAGCTATGATTGCGCTTGCTGGTGCTCGTAAAAATGGTGGACCCGTAAATGCTGGCTCTATGTATAGAGTGGGTGAAGGTGGGAAGCCTGAGATATTCAAAGCATCTAACGGTAGTCAGTACATGATACCGGGTGATAATGGTCGAGTTATTAGTAACCGACAAATAGGTAAAGGTGGTAATGGTGTCAGCATGGGTGATATGAACTTTACATTCCAAGTTCAAGCACCTAATGGCATCACTCAAAAGGAAGCGCAACAAATACAGCAAATGGTGAGAGGTACGGTTTATGACGTACTTGGTAACGAAATGCGTAGCGGTGGTGCTTTGGAAAAAGTAAGAAGTTGGTAATTAAGAGAGGTAGTTATGAAGATATTCACAGCTAACATTCATCCCAATGGTTTTTTTATCAATGCAGATTGGAATGGTACTTATTTTTGGATTTATTTAAGTAGAGCGCTGGGGTGGGGTAAATTCACTTTAATTAGGTGCTCTACTAGATACAGCCCTACTGGAGGAATTTTTGAATTATCTGAATTGCAACAGGAAGATTCATTACCCCCTTCACCAATAATTCATTCATCAAATGTGTTATGGCGTTTGCAGGAAGCTCATGAAGTTTTGATTTCAAGTTAGCTTTCATGTCTGGTGATTCATTAGATGTTAAAATAATATCCTCTAATGCTTTAATTGAATCACTATGTATGCGAATTGTTTGTACTTTCAGTATCGCGCTTAACCCTCCGTCATCTAATAAAAAATCAATACCTTTTTCAGTAATGAAGCAGGTATAGCTATTAAAAATATATTCGATCCCATCAAGTGTTGAACTTTGAATGAATGGTTTTTCAATCAACCCATGCATCTCAAGGTATAACATATTTGCTATAAGATGATCTTTATTACTGAATTTTTTACTAAGTTCTTCATATTCATCATCTTCTAAGGGATTTGGGAAAGAATCATATAAGGCAGTTAAAATATCTAACTGTAGAGCACGGTCATATTTATATCCACATAGTACCTCACACCGAAGTAAGTCAGCCATTCCTTCGGTAAGTTTCTCTGGGCTGAATATATAAAATAACCTAATGGATATTTATTAATATCCTGATATTTGATCAGGCGGCTTTGTATCGCCTTTTTTATTGGAGTAACCAATGGAAGAGTTTAAATGGCGAACACAAATACAAGATTCGCCAAGCGGTGAGTTCAAGCATCGCATTAAAGAAGTTGAATTTGGAGATGGTTACAAACAAGTTGCTGGTGATGGTATTAATCCAGAATCTCAAACGTGGCCATTTGCTTATATGGGACTAAAAGATGAGGTGATGCCTATTTTTAAATTCATTCGGCGACACACAGCAAAATCATTTATTTGGACGCCTCCATTTGGTGAAAAAGGGCTTTATCGTGTTAAAGCTGATTCAATAACGATGCTCCCCATCTCTGATGGAGTAATGAAATTGACAGCTACGTTTGAACAGGCATTTAGCGCATGAATATCACAGCAGATGTACAAAAATTAGAGCCGGGTAATAAGGTTCAATTAATTGAGGTGGATGGTAGTGGGTTTGATGGCCCTATTCTTCGCTTCCATGCTTATAACTTACCTCACACACCGGAAGAAATAGAGAAATCTAATGGTGTTATCAAGCCAAAACCAATTTGGTGGCAAGGAAATGAATACGGAGCATGGCCTTACGAAGTTGAAGGAATGGCAAAAAATAGTGATGGTAGTCCAGCGAGACCATCTCTAAAGGTTGCCAATATAGATGGCTTAATTTCATCTCTATGTCTTCAGTTTGACGACATGGTGCAAGCCAAAGTAACTATTTATGAGACATTTGCTCACTATCTTGATGCTAAAAACTTTCCTGAGGGAAATTCAACAGCTAATCCAGACGAATGCTTTAAACAAGTTTATTACATCGATCGTAAAACTAATGAGGTGGCTGGCGAATCCGTAGAGTTCGAGCTGTCTAGCCCGTTTGATTTGCAGGGAGTAATGATACCCGTTCGACAAATTCATAACCTTTGTTATTGGTGCATGAAAGGCGATTATCGTAGTGGTAATGGGTGCTCATATTCAGGGAGTAAATATTTTGATGAGAGAGGAAACCCTGTTGATGATCCTGCGCTAGATAGTTGTGGTGGACTTATTAGTGATTGCAAAAAACGCTTTGGTGAGAATGAGCCATTAGATTTCGGAGGGTTTCCTGCTGCGGGGTTAACGAGATGATCACAAAAAAATTAAGGGAATCGATATTTCAACATGTAAAAGCTGAATATCCAAAAGAAGCTTGCGGAGTTATCTGTCAGAAAAGTCGAGTTAAAAAATACTTTCCTTGTAGCAATCTTTCAGATAGTCCAACAGAGCATTTTGAGCTTTCTCCAGAGGGTTACGCCCTTGCTGAGGACTGGGGAGAGCCAATAGCAATTGTGCACAGCCATTGTGGAGATGGTGTAACGACTCAACCTAGCGAAATAGATAAACTACAGTGTGATGCGACAGGATTACCTTGGGTGATCGCATCATGCCCAGAGGGTGATATTCGAATTATTTACCCTCGAGGTGAACGAGAATTAGAAGGACGGTCTTTTGTGTTGGGCTATGCTGATTGCTGGTCGTTAATTATGGACTACTACCACCAAAAACACGGTATTGAGTTACATAACTACAGCGTTGATCGGTATTGGTGGGAAGAAGGCGAAAACTTGTATATGGATAATTACCAAAAAGCAGGTTTTGTTGATATTGCTGGTGAGCCGAAAGAGGGTGACATGATCATCATGCAAGTGCAAGCCGATGTACCTAATCACGCTGGTGTGATTATGAATGGCATGTTACTTCACCATCTTTATGGTCAACTCAGCAGGTTGGTTCCTTACAGTGATTATTGGCGAGATAGAACCGTAAAAATTGTGCGGAGGAAAGAGTTTGTATGAGCCTAAAAACAATACGTCTATATGGTGTTCTTGGCGCAAAGTTTGGGCGTGAACACAAATTAGATATAGATTCACCTCGCGAAGCAATTAAGGCGCTCTCCGTGCTTTATGATGGGTTTGAGCCGTTTCTTGCTAATGCACACCTGAAAGGGCTGGAGTTTGCCGTATTTAAAGGTAAGCGCAACATTGCTGAAGATGAATTATATCTTGATACCACAGAAGAGATCCGCATAGCGCCAGTGATAAAAGGTAGCAAGCGTGGTGGGTTTTTCCAGACTATTTTAGGCGTAGCCATGATTGGTGCTGCCATGATGTTAGGTCCTGCAGGTTGGGCTGCATTCGGTGCGGGTGGTTTTGCTGGTGGTGCTTTAGCTATGGGCGGGGCAGCAATGGCGCTAGGTGGCGTAGTGCAAATGCTGTCACCTCAGCCGCGTGGCTTATCTGTGCGTCAAGACGCCGACAATAAACCTTCATACGCCTTTGGTGGTGTTGTAAACACAACCGCACAAGGAAATCCAGTTCCTTTACTTTATGGACTAGATAGGCGAGAAGTGGGTGGAGCGATAATCTCTGCAGGGATTTACACAGAAGATCAGCAATAACATAAACGAATTTCAGAATAGCCACTATGTGGCTTTTTTTATGGGTGAAATATGGAATTAATTCATGGTGCAAAAGGTGGTGGCGGTGGCGGACATACGCCCACGGAATCACCAGATAGCTTACTTTCTGAATCAACAGCTAAGATTTTATTGGCTATCTCAGAAGGTGAAATTGCTGGTGGCTTAGACGATACTCGTATTTTTCTTGATGATACACCGATTGGCAATGCGGACGGTACTAAGAATTTTGAGGGTGTCACTTGGGAATTTAGACCGGGTAGTGAACACCAAGAATACATTCAGGGTATCCCATCAGTAGATAGCGAAACATCGGTAGGGTTGGAATTAAAAGACGATCAGCCCTATGTGCGGAGCATTAATAACACTCAGCTATCTGCTGTGCGCATTAGACTATCTGTTCCTCAATTGTTTCAACAACACGATAACGGGGATACTACAGGCTATAGAATTGAATATGCTATTGACTTATCTACAGATGGTGCTGGATATAATGAAGTATTAAAGTCTGCTTTTGATGGTAAAACGACCAGCGAATACCAGCGAACACACCGCATTGACTTACCCAAGGCAAATACAGGTTGGCAGATCCGTGTCCGACGATTAACTAAGAATCAGAATACAGCCAGAATTGTTGATAAGGTTACTATCTCTGCTGTTACTGATGTTATCGATGCTAAATTGCGTTATCCAAATACGGCCCTATTGTTTATTACTTTCAATGCGCGTCAATTTAATAACCGCATCCCTAAAATTAGCGTTCGCCCAAAAGGTGGCTTGCTTATCAAAGTGCCCACGAATTATGACCCGATTAATCGGGCCTATTCAGGCGTATGGGATGGCACCTTTAAACTTGCAGCAACCAATAACCCGGCATGGGTATTTTATGATTTAGTACTCAATAATCGCTACGGCTGTGGTGACCGGATCCAGTCTTCTCAGGTTGAAAAGTGGGACCTGTATAAGATTGCGCAATATTGTGATGAATTGGTACCCGATGGGCATGGTGGTGATGGTAAGGAGCCTCGATTCCTGTGTGATGTTTATATTCAATCGCAAGAATCGGCATACCAAGTACTGAGAGATATAGCGGCTATTTTTCGTGGTATGACATTTTGGGCTGATAACAAGGTTAATGTTGTCGCTGATATGCCAGATAGTATTTTTAGAACGTTTACTAATGCCAATATTGTTGGAGGTAAGCCTACCTATTCAGGAGGTAGTCAGCAAAATCGATATACGCAAGCATTAGTTTCCTACACAGACACCAATAACCACAGTAATGATGCGATTGAGGCTGTGGCCGATATTAAACTACAGCGTCGTTACGGAGTACGCAAAACTGAAATATCAGCGATAGGTTGCACTCGACAGACGGAGGCTAACCGTAGAGGTCGCTGGGCGTTACTCACCAATGCTAACGACAGAGTTATTAGTTTTGCGACAGGATTAGAGGGGGCAATACCTTCTCCTGGTCATATCATTGCTGTTGCCGATTCTACATTGGCTGGAAGAGATAATGGTGGACGTATATCGCGTGTAGAAGGCAGAAAAATAACACTTGATCGCAGAGCCAATATTAAAGCTGGTGATAGGTTGATTGTTAATCTGCCAAACGGGCGCTCAGAGGGAAGAACCGTATCACTGGTTGCTGATAATATCATTACAATTTCAACGGAGTACTCACAGGAACCAGAGAAAAACGCAGTTTGGACAGTTGATGCTGATGATTTAACATTACAACTTTATCGGGTCGTTAATATTACTGATAATGGCGATAATACATACACTATTACTGGCGCAATCCATAACCCAAGCAATTACGATCACATTGACTCTGGCGCAAGAATAGGTGAGCGTCCAATCACCATTGTTCCACCGAGTGTGCAAGCACCACCTAAAAACATTCGTATATCATCCTATTCTCAGGTTAATCAAGGTATTTCATTTATTACTCTGCGTGTTGATTGGGATGCAGTTGATAATGCCATTACCTATGAGGCTCAATGGCGGAGAGATAATAATAACTGGGTATCAATGCCAAGAACATCAACATGTGGGTTTGAAGTTGATGGCATTTATGCTGGTCGTTATCAGGTGAGAGTTCGTGCGATAAATGCGTCTGAAATATCCAGTGTATGGACTAATGCGCCAGAAACAACACTGACAGGAAAAGTAGGGAGCCCGCCTAAACCTGTAAACTTTAGAGCTTCACCGCTCGTATTTGGCATTAAGTTAGGCTGGGAATTTGGTGAAAACACCAGTGATACGTTAAAAACGGAAATTCAGTACAGCAAAACCAATAATGGTGAAGGTCTGATGCTGTTATCTGATGTTCCTTATCCCTCAAAAACCTATGAAATGGCAGGGTTATCAGCAGGTTTAACGTTTTATTTTAGAGCAAGACTGGTAGATAAAATAGGTAATCATTCCGAATGGACTGAGTTTATTCTGGGAGAATCTGAGTTTGATGCTAGTATTATTCTTGATGAATTAGCGGGGCAAATCAGCCGAGACCAACTCGCACAAGACTTATTGGGTGAAATTAACAGTAAAGCTAACCAAATCGATATTACTGAATTACATGAGTTGATGAGGATAAATCATGACAAGATTTTATCTGAGTTGATGAGGCATGGAGCAACGATTGAAGAAAGTGAAAAAAAATGGGAGGAGGCAGGAAAATTACTGGCTGAGCGGATAAATCAAGTTTCAACGGCAACAGAAGCACAGGCAGCCGCAATTAAACAAGAGCAACAAGCACGTATTGAGACTGATAAAACCGAAGCACAACAACGCCAATTCTTAGCCACTCAACTTCGTGGTGATTATACCGGTAATGATTTATCGAAAGTCACCGCAGGACTCATTTCCGCAGAGAAACAAGCACGTGTTACAGGCGACCAAGCAGAAGCGAAAGCCCGACAATCACTGGAAACACGGATGAATGGGAATGTTTCAGCGATTAATCAATCACTAGAAACCCTCACCTCGAAACAGCAAGCACAAACGCAAGAGATTTTAACGCTCAATTCAAATCTTAAGGGGAAAGCTGATAGCAGTGTGGTGAATGCGTTAAATACGCGAGTAACTAATCTCGATGGCAAAGTGACGTCCGCAACCTCTCAGGTACAAACGTTATCCAGCAAATTAGATACAGTGAAAGCCGATTTAACGGAGTCTGTGGTGGTGGATTTAGATTTATCTAAACTCAATGAAAACACCTATTATCCGATTATTTTGCCATTAGTAACTTCTCGACGTTATGCCTTTAAGGTTTTTAGGACCTTAGGGCAATATAGAGACAATAAACCGAGCTATGCGACTCACAATACCAAAGGTTTTGCCATGATTGTGGAATGGCAAGTGAGTGGTTCTGGATGGGGAACCCAGTCTGAAAACCGCATCATTGATAATTTTGATTGGCGATGGACAAATCAATCTCCTGT